TGTTCAAAGAAAAAGAGCAGCAGGAAATCCGGGAGGCAAACCAACAAATGTTAAAACGATCCTCAAATCCAAGAATACCAAGAAAAAAAGGTCAACCCGCAAGGTCTAAAAAACACTCTGACCTCTATACGGACGAAAACCCAAAGGGTACAATAAAAGGGTTGAAGTTTGCTACTAGAGAGGATGCGGTAAAAAGCGTAAGTAAAATAAGAAATAGTGGTAGGTCAAAAGCCCACAAAATTCAAGCTGCTATAGCTATGGAACAAAGAGCTAGAGTTATGGGTAAAAAATCTGCTGCTGGGGTTTACAGAAAATATATTAACAGTGTGAAAGCAAAATGACTACAACCGGAACTACTAATTTTAACCCAAACTTAATAGATTTAATAGAAGAGGCATATTCTAGGTGTGGCACTGAGTTACGCACAGGTTATGACTTATCTACTGCAAGACGCTCTTTAAATTTATTAACTATTGAGTGGGCAAACAGAGGAGTTAATTTATGGACTATAGAAGAGGGATCTGTTGCACTCACCTCTGGAACTTCAGAATATGATCTACCTCTTGACACAATAGATTTACTAGACCACGTTATTAGAACGGGGTCAGACACAACTCAACAAGATTTATCAATTAGCAGAATATCTGTTAGCACTTATGCTTCTATCCCAAGTAAAAACAACACAGGAAGACCTGTGCAAGTTTGGGTAGATAGGAGATCGGGAGCGACTACACCTACAGGAGTCGAAAGTCCTCGGATACATTTGTGGCCTGTACCAGATTCGGCTACCACATATACATTCGTATATTGGAGAATGAGGAGGATCCAAGACGCAGGGAACGGCGTAGAAACTCAAGACATACCGTTTAGGTTGATTCCATGTATGGTGGCTGGTTTAGCGTACTATTTATCTTTAAAAATACCAGAAGCAACTCCGAGGATTGAGATGTTAAAGATGTCGTATGAAGAACAATGGTTATTTGCATCTGGAGAAGACAGAGAAAAGGCAGCAGTTAGGTTTGTTCCTAGAGAATTTTATTTAGGAGGTTAAATGGGAAATCGTTATGCCGCTGGAAAACACACTATTGCCGAATGTGATAGATGTGGATTTAGGTATAAACTCAAGGAACTTAAGCCTCTAGTAATAAGAGGTAAACATACAAACATCTTTGTATGTCCTCCATGTTTTGAAAAAGACCATCCGCAGAACAGATTAGGTCTGTATCCCGTAGAAGACCCACAAGCCATACGAAATCCCAGACCTGATTTATCAAGATTTGCAGAGTCAGATGCTAGAAATTATCAATTTGGGTTTAACCCCGTGGGTTTAAGTGATACGTTTAATTTAGATCACATAAATGATTTAGTAGGCACTGGCGGTGTGGGAACTGTCACTGTCACTACGAGTTAGGAGTTACGAGTGAATTACACTGAATTATTTGAAACAATAAAAAGTTTTTGTGAAAATGACTTTCCAGATACAGAGTTTACTAACTCTTTAGGAGGAGCTACAACAAACACTAGCACAGAGCAAATAAACAGATTTATAGATTTAGCTGAACAAAAAATATACAACTCTGTGCAAATACTAAGTTTAAGAAAATCTGTTACAGGAAATGTAACTCAGAATAATAGATATTTACAAACTCCTACTGATTGGCTATCTAATTTTTCATTAGCTGTCGTAGACGGTTCTGGAATTTATCATTATCTCATGAATAAAGACGTAAATTTTATTAGAGAAGCTTTCCCTGATCCCACTGCTACAGGAAGACCTACACACTACGCTCTTTTCGATAAAGATACATTTATAGTTGGCCCCACACCTGATACTGGATACACGGTGGAACTTTATTATTTTTATTATCCAGAATCTATTGTTACCGCCACTAATACATGGTTAGGGGATAACTACGATTCAGCTCTTTTGTACGGTGCTTTATTAGAAGCTCAAGTGTATATGAAAGGTGAGCAAGATGTGTTTAAGAATTATATGGATAGATATAACGAAGCGTTAAGTGGCCTTAAAGTTCTTAGTGAAGGTAAAAACAGACAAGATACGTACAGAACTAAACAAAATAGAGTAGGAGTAGGGTAAAATGTTTGATATTAAAACTGGAGATATAAAATCACCAACCGTAAAAACCAGTAATTATGGTGGATTATCGGCTGATGATATCGCAGAAATATGCACGAATAAAATAATATCCGTTGCAGAAACTGCTCCTCCTGCAATTAGAGAACAAGCTAAGTTTTTTAAAGACGACTTACAACTTGTCCTAAAAGTATATATAAATCAAGCTATGGAATCTCAAAGAGACAGGGACATTCAAACCTGTATACGAGGAGGACATAGTGAGGCAGCAGATATATTAAGGAGATTATAATGGCAATTACACAAGCAATGTGTACCAGTTTTAAAGTAGAGCTTTTAACTGCTACGCATAATTTTACAAACAGTTCAGGACACACTTTTAAATTAGCTTTATTTACAAATTCAGCTAGTTTGGGTGCAAGTACAACTGCTTATTCAACATCAAATGAAACTAGTGGAACAGGATATTCTGCAGGTGGTAACACTTTATCTGCTACAACACCTACATCTGGTGGTACAACAGCTTTCACAGATTTTGCAGACACTTCTTTTACAAGTTCTTCAATTACTGCTAGAGGAGCGTTAATATACAATAGTTCGCAAAGTGATAAAGCTGTTGTAGTGTTAGATTTTGGGTCTGATAAATCATCTACTGCAGGTACTTTTGCAATAATATTCCCCACTCCTGATGCAAGCAACGCAATTATACGTATAGCTTAATGGAGGAATTAAATGGCTTTAATACAAGCAGACAGAGTAAAAGAAACATCTTCTACAACAGGCACAGGTAATTTTACATTAGGAGGTGCAGCAACAGGTTTTAGAACTTTTGCAGATGGTGTAGGAGTTAGTAATACTTGTTATTATGTAATCACAGACGACAATAGTTACGAAGTGGGTTTAGGTACATTAAACGCTTCTGCTACACTAGTTAGAACCACAGTTATAACTTCTTCTAATTCTAATGCTGCTGTTGACTGGGGAGCAGGGGCCAAAGATGTTTTTACTACATACCCCGGCCCTAAAGCAGTTATATTAGATGATTCTAATAATTTAAATGTTGCGGGAAATGTTTCTATAGGAGGGACGTTTCTAGTAACAGGCGAATTTAATTTATCAGATGTTTCGGCCAGTGGTACTTTAGATGTTGCAAGTAATGCGTCAGTAGGTGGTACGTTAAAAGTTGATGATGATATAACAAATACATCAGGCAACTTAACAGTAGATCCCACTACTAAAATATTTGAAATAAAAGGCGG